TCTTTGAGGATCTGTGCTTATCCATACAGTTCCATTCCACTCATATGAAAAACCAGATGTGGAATCTGCATAGGTATCACCTGTTGAGGGCGAGTCTGGAAAATTTAGCGTCATTATCCAATGCTTTTTTTATATATTTATATTAGAAAGGATTAAGACTTAAGATGATCTAAGGAATGCAATCGAATTTGCAGCAGGAGCCCAAACATCTATCCAATTAGTTCCAGGTACTTGAACTGGTGATGAATATTGTATTATATTACTATGTCCTAGCTGTCCAGCATAGTTTCTTCCCCATGCCCACAATGTTCCATCTGTTTTAATAGCAAAGGCACGATCCGATGCCTGTAGATGTGTTGTAGTCCAATTAGTTCCAGGTACTTGAACTGGTGATGAATAATCGATTCTATTATTTTGTCCCAATTCTCCATACTCATTATCTCCCCATTGCCATAATGTTCCATCAGTTTTAGTTGCCATTGCCTGTTGATAATTAGCACTTAAGCTTCTCCAATTAGTTCCAGGTATTTGAACTGGTGATGAATATCCATGAGCTCCCCACCCACCTGGATTTTGAGTATTATTTCCTATTTGTCCAGCACCATTACTTCCCCACATCCATAATGTTCCATCAGTTTTGATTGCTCCAGTAAAATTTTCACCTCCTCTATTAAGTTTAGCCCATGTAGTACCAGGAATTTGAACTGGTGATGAATACTTATTATCACTAGTATTATTTCCTATTATTCCAGTCTCATTAGATCCCCATGCCCATAATGTTCCATCTGTTTTAATAATATGACCACCATACTTTTTACCACCGAAAGTATCACTAGTAATACCCCAAGTAGTATCAGTACCTATTTGTTTTGGTGATGAGATTGCTATTCTACTACTATCAGCTATTTGACCATTTTGATTATTTCCCCATGCCCATACTGTTCCATCAACCTTAACTGCTATTGTAGATTTTTCTGCTCCTGTACTTACTTGAGACCATTGACCTGCTCCACCAGCCATTTGAATTGGTGACGAGTACTGAGCACCTGAACTGGTGATTTGACCAAAACCACCACCAGTTCCTCTTCCAATTCCCCATAATGTTCTATCTGTTTTAATAACTGCTAAATTTTTTGCAGTACCAGATCTAGGAAGTATAGCCCAATCAGTACCAGGTATTTGAACTGGCGATGAATATTTTACTGTACTATTTTGTCCCAATTCTCCATACTCATTAGCTCCTGCTGCCCACAATTCATATCCAGTAGGTAACGTAGACCAATGAACAATTTCTTTTACATACCAAGTAATTCCATTATCTCTAGTAATTAACTTAAATACCTGCGCGTTATTGGTAGCAGATCCAGAAAATTCATTCAATCTAGGTACTATGTTATTATCCCATATAAAACCAGATGGCCATGTGATTGTTCTTGCTGTACTATTATCATCTTTAACTCTAACCAAATATACAACACCAGTATTACCTTCTGTATTAGCAAATGCTACTGTGGTATTAGCACTCTGCGTCATATAAATGAGATTACCACTACTTAAATCAATGGTAGTAGTAGAACTATTAGCAGTCACTGCCTGTTGGGAAACTGGTCCTCCTGAAACACCAGTTAAATTACTACCATTACCTACAAACTTTGTAGTTGCAGTAACAATTCCAAGATTTGCATGAGAAGTATTATTTGATAGACCTGCTGCATTACCAGTCAAATTTCCAGCAAAGCTACTTGCTGTGCATATACCTAACTTTAAATTCTTATTATTAGCTGCTATACCACCAGCATTACCTAATAGATTTCCAGCAAAACTAGTAGCAGTTACAATACCCAACCTCATGTTGGCATCATTAGTAGATAAACTAGCAACATTACCTGTCAGATTACCTGCGAATGAGGATGCAGTTACAATACCTAAATTTAGATTAGCACTAGTTCCAGTTAAATTAGCAGCATTACCTGTCAAGTTACCAGCAAATGATGAAGCAGTTACAATACCTAGTTTCAATCTAGCACTACTACCAGCTAAGTTAGCAGCATTACCAAAAAGATCTCCTGCAAATGATGATGCACTAGCTATTCCTAACTTTATATTAGCACTAGTTCCAGCTAATTCACTAGCATTACCAGTAAGATTACCTGCAAAACTAGTAGCACTTGTAATCCCTAACTTTAAATTAGCAGTGGTAGTTGATAATCCAGCAGCATTACCAGTAAGATCTCCTGTAAATGATGATGCTGTGAATGTTCCTACATTTATATTCTTACCACCTGATACTCCAGTAGAACTACCTGTAGTATCTCCCTGAAAATAAGTAGCAGTAACTAAACCTGCAGTAATATTAGGTCCACCAGTAATACCAGAAGCAATACCAGTAAAATCTCCCACCATACTAGTGGCAGTCACTTCTCCTAAAATTAAATTATCTGTATTACTTGTTATACCTGTAACATTACCAGTAACATCTCCCACAAAGGATGAAGCAGTCAGGACTCCAACTACTAAATGAGCACCTTTAGCCAGACTACTAGCACTACCAGTAACATTACCAACAAAATTACCACCAGTCACCACTCCAGCAACATTTAAACCAGGAACGGTAAATGTGCCTTCAGGTGCTATCAGTTGGGCTTTTTCCTGACTCATATTACTTTTTTAATTATTTATATTACTCTTCAAAGTAAATACTCTGGTATTTATTTCTAGAATTAACGAAATCAGCAGTTTTTCCACTTATTTGAACTGGTGATGAATATCTTCCAGCCTTACTTGGGGTTCCTTGCTGATTATGTCCCAATCCACCATATTCATTATTACCCCAACTCCATACTGTTCCATCATTTTTAATTGCTATATATTGTTGCTTACCAGCAGCAACCTTAGCTGACCAATTAGTACCAGGTATTTGAATTGGTGATGAACGGGTGGCGCCTTCATTATTCTGTCCTAATGCTCCAGAAGAGTCCGTACCCCATACCCATAATGTTCCATCAGTCTTAGTTGCTGCTGCATTGTTCTCCTGCATAGATACACTTCTCCAAGTAGTACCAGGTATTTGAACTGGTGAGGATTTATGCACAGTGCCACCTTCATTAAGTCCTAATACCCCACCAGCACCTTTACCCCATGTATATAATGTCCCATTAGTTTTGACTCCTGCCACAGCATAAGATCCAGAACTAACTTGAGACCAAGAACCAGGAACTTGAATAGGTGAAGAACAACTTACTCTATTACTTTGCCCTAAGGGACCATATACATTATATCCCCATGACCATAATGTATTATCAGTTCTAATTGCCTGAGTCTGAGTAGGTCCACCAGTTACTTGCATCCAATTCTTAGCACCAGGAAGTTGAACTGGAGAACTTACTCCGTTACCATGACCAGTACCAGTACCTAATCCCAATCCACCATTATAATTATATCCAAATGCCCACATTGACCCATCAGTTTTGATTACAAAAGAATTTCTTCCACTATGAATCTTAGATCCTTCCCAACTACTCTCAGAACCTACTTGAACTGGTGATGAGTAATTTGTTAAACTATTAAGTCCTAATGATCCCTGTCCACCATATCCCCATGCCCACAAGGTTCCATCAGCCTTAGTTCCCAACTGTACATAACCATTACTGTCATGAGGGCAACTTTGACCTATACTAAAACCAGTCCACAAACCAGGTATTCGAACTGGTGATGAATAATTTATTATATTATTCTGTCCTAATTGTCCCTTACTATTATCCCCCATTATGTACCAATAATACTTCTTAGATTGACTATATGACACAGTTTGCCATCCATACCATGTTTCACCTTCATCACGTGTTAGTAAATTAAATTGTTGTCTACTGTCACTTGTTGCAACACTAACTAAAGTGGGATCAGCATTATCATCCCACTTAACACTAGATGGCCATGTAATAGTTCTAGCAGTAGTAGTGGCATCTTTAATTCTAGTAAATGAAAGTAAATTTGCAGTACCAGTATTAGCAAATGATACTGTAGTATTAGCACTTTGATTAAAGACTATATTGCTACCATTACTTAAATCTATAGCTGTATTAGACCCGTTAGCAGTTATATTATTAGTAACAAAAGTTGTTGATGCTACTCCTGTAAGTTCTGAACCGTCTCCATTATATGCTGTTGCTGTCATAATTGCGACAGTAATATTAGGAGTGCCAGTAATACCAGATGCTACTCCAGTAAAATTACCAAGGAAACTACTTGCAGTAACTATACCAGCAGTATAATTAGGTGTACCAGTCAATCCTGATCCAATACCAGTGAAGTTACCAGCAAATGCTGTTGCTGTTATAACACCAGCAGTTATGTTAGGTGTCCCAGTAATACCTGAAGCAAATCCAGTAAAGTTACCAAGCAATGATGATGCTGTTACAAGACCAGCAGTTACATTAGGTGTTCCACTTAAACCAGAGGCATAACCAGTGAAGTTACCTAAGAATGATGATGCAGTAACCACACCAGCAGTTACATTAGGAGTACCAGTAAGTCCAGAACCAATACCAGTAAAGTTACCTACAAAACTACTTGCACTAACTACACCAGCTCTAACATTAGGTGTTCCACTGAGTCCAGATCCAATACCAGTAAAGTCACCTACAAAAGTAGATGTAACAACACCAGCAACAACATTAGGTGTACCAGTCAATCCTGATCCAATACCAGTAAAGTTACCAGCAAAATTGGTAGCACTAACAATACCTAGATTTAATTGAGCATCAGTGGTTGATAAACTAGCAGCATTACCTGTTAAGTTACCAATAAATGATGAAGCAGTAATTATACCAATATTAGCATTAGTACCATCAGCTAAACCTGATGATCTTCCAGAAGTATTACCTGTAAACTTAGTAGCAGTAACTACACCAACAACTATATTATTTCCACTATAAACACTACTTGCAGAACCAGTAACATCTCCAACCATACTACTGGTTGTAACTATACCTACATCTAAGTTAGCTGTAGTAGTACTCAATCCAGTCACAGTTCCAGTCACATCGCCAACAAGAGTTGTAGCAGTAACCACACCACTCACTTGAATAGTGGATGCTGTAACTATTCCTATTGGTTGTATTAATTGTGCCTTAGTCTGACTCATTAGTTTTTTATATATTTATTTGATGAAAAGTTTTTAGAATTTAAACATTTTTAGTTGCATAGGTATTTCTTAATGTAGACCTAATATATGCCCAATCAGTACCAGGAATTTGAATTGGTGATGATCTACTAACTCCTGGAATTTCAAGTGGAAATCCACCAAATGCTATTTGATTACTTCCCCATCCCCATGCAGTTCCATCAGTTTTAGTGGCATAAAACTGTCTATCTGAGCTTCCAGAAACAGTATTCCAATTAGTACCAGGAATTTGAGTAGGTGATGAACGTGATATTTTATTATTATGCCCTAAACCTCCATAAGCATTACTTCCCCAATTCCATAGTGTTCCATCAGTTTTAACTGCTGCCACTATATCATCAGCTATAGTAAATTTCTTCCTATCTTTAGGCCATGTAGTACCAGGTACTTGTTTAGGTGATGAATAGTTTGGTGTAGTCTCATTTTGTCCCAATGTTCCCCAAGAACCACGTCCCCACAGCCATAATGTTCCATCAGTTTTAACTGCTCCAGAATGTTTGTCTGACATATGAATAAACCCCCATGTAGTACCAGGCACTTGAACTGGTGATGAGTAATTTGTTGTATTGTTTTGTCCTAACATTCCATAAGAATTACGTCCCCATGTCCATAATGTTCCATCAGTTTTGGTTGCTATTACCTCTTCATATGCAGGCTCAACAGTTGCCCAAGTAGTACCAGGTATTTGAACTGGTGATGAGTAGTCTGTTCTATTGTTTTGCCCTAACTGCCCATAATCACCATGTCCCCACATCCATAATGTTCCATCAGTCTTAGTTGCTGCTGCTATATAGCTACCAGCATTGCCAATTGACCAATTAGTGCCAGGTATTTGAGTTGGTGATGAAAGATTTACTAAATCATTTTGACCTAAATTTCCATTTAGATTAATTCCCCATGACCACAATGTTCCATCAGTTTTAGTCATTACAACAGTACCGTCACCTCGTCCACCCTCAAATATATTCCAGCTACCAGTTATTTGTATTGGTGAAGATCTTTGACTTCCTGCAGCTACATCATTTTGTCCTAATTGCCCCCTCTGATTATCTCCCCATGCAAATAATCCAACTGTTTGAGGATCTGAAGAAACATCATTCCATCCATTCCAAGTAGTACCTCCATTATTAGTATTCAAATTAATTACTTGACCTGCAGCACTCCTTGGGTTATTTCCTACTAATGTTAGAGATCCACCATTCCACGCTACTCCACTTGGCCAAGTAATAGTATTATCAGTAAGAGTTCTTATAATAGTAACTCTAGCTGCTGTTGGTACATTAGAAAAAGCAATGGTTGTATTATTGCTATGAGTTAGATATATTACATTTCCATTATTTAAATTAATAGTAGTAGTTCCTGATTGTGCTGTTACACTTTGCCTAACAAATGCAGTAGAACCAGCACCAGTTAATCCACTACCATCTCCATAAAATGTAGTAGCAGTGATTGTACTAGCATTTAAATTTTTAGCTGCAGATATTCCAGCAGCATTGCCTGGTGTATTACCTATAAATTGACTAGCAGTAAGTGTACCCATATTTAAATTGGTATCATCTGCAATACCAGTTACAGTACCTGGTGTATTTCCTACAAACTTTGAAGCAGTAAATGTACTAGCAGCTACATTGACATCATCTGCCATCTTAGTTGCACTGCCAGGAGTATTTCCTATAAACTTTGTACCAGTAAATGTACCAACAGTTAAATTAGTACCATTTGCTAGATCAGCTGCAGTGCCAGGAGTATTTCCTATAAACTGAGTTCCAGTAAATGTTGCAACATTTATATTAGTATCATCAGCAAGTCCTGTAACACTACCATTAGCATCACCTACAAACTTACTAGCAGTTATTATTCCTACATTTATATTAGTACCATCAGCTAAATCAGATACACTACCAGTTGTATCACCTTCAAATTTAGTAGCAGTTATTATTCCTACATTTATATTAGTACCATCTGCTAACTTAGTTACTGTACCAGTAGAACTACCAACAAACTTAGTGGCAGTAACTATACCTGTTTGTATATTAGGAGTTCCACTAAGACCAGATGAAAAACCAGTAAAGTTACCACGATAACCAGTAGAAGTAACTAAACCTAGATTTAAATTAGATGTAGTAGTTGTTAATCCAGTAGCATTTCCTATCAAGTCTCCCACAAAAGATGAAGCAGTCATCACTCCAACAGTTATATTTGCCCCTTGTGCTAAACTACTAGCTGTTCCAGTTACATCTCCAATAAATCTAGTAGCAGTAATTATACCTGCTTGAATGTTATAAGTAGTAGCAGCAAGTCCTGTTGCGCTACCTTGAACTTGTCCTACAAAACCACCAGTGGCAGTTGTTATACCTGTGGCATTAACACCATCAACATCTAACGGACCTTGCGGATCAACTAATTGGGCCTTTGGTTCTAATGGCATTATAAATCTATAATACAACTTGCTCTTTTTATTTATATCTGTTATAATACGATCAAAAAAATATGATAATACTTACTGGGCACGAAGGTTTTATTGGAAAGAAATTTCTTGAAAAATTAGAAGGTAAAGATGTAAAAACTGTAGAAAAGAATGACAGTTGGCATTTTAGACAAAGTTTTAATGATTGGAATAAAGTAGAATTAATATTACATCAAGGTGCAATATCACACACAACATCTACTAATTTACAGGCACTACAACATTTCAATGTAGAGTTTAGTCAATGGATATTACAACAAGCAATCAAATATCAAATACCTATTAAATATGCATCATCTGCATCTGTGTATGGTCACACTCTTACAGATATGAATCCATTAAACTACTATGCAATATCAAAACTCACAGTAGATTATTGGATTCAAGATCATATTAATGAGTTCTCATTCATACAAGCATTTAGATACTTTAATGTGTATGGTGAAGGTGAGGAAAATAAAGGGGATCAAGCAAGTCCTATATTCAAATTTACTAAACAAATCAAAGATACAGGAGCACTTAAATTATTTGAGGGATCTGATAAATTCTTAAGAGACTTTATATGTATAGATGATGTTGTAGATATTGTCCTTAATAATGATAAACCATCTGGTATCTATGATTTGGGTACAAGTAATCCAACCAGCTTTCAAGAAGTTGCAGAGTTAGTTGCTAAAAAATATGAAGGCACAATAGAATATATCCCATTCCCAGAACACTTAAAGGGTAAATATCAAAAATACACTTGTGCTAAAAAGGAATGGGATTATAAATTTACTACTATTAAAGAGTATCTCCAGGTATAACTCTGTTACTATCTTCATCAAAGTGTTGTGTAGAGAACTCAAATAACTCAGAGTCTTCCTGTGCAACCATTTGATGACGCAATCCTCTGTAAATATGAAACTTATCACCTGGTTCTAATAGAAGTGTCTTTGCATCTTCTAATGAATCTGTATCACCATAGAATAAAAGAATACTACCTGACTGTAGATAGAATGTCTCATCTTTTATTTTGTGGTAATGC